CCATAGCTTTCCTCCTATGATTTCATAATCTTCGTTCTTGGTCATAGTGTTATAGGTGTTCATGCCAGTTTTGATTTTTAACTCATCCACACATACCAAAGGCCCATAAGGCAAATCAACCATCCACACACTTGGCACATATCCCGTCAGCTCAAAATTCGTTCTAATTAGTTTGTTTACAAAAGAAAGGCCAGTCAATTTCTCAAGATGCACTCTCGAAGCATTCAGAAGGCTTTGTATTAAAGAATCATCTGATGTGTAATCTATTCGCATCCAATTCTTTGCATCAGTGAGACTGACTGGCTCTACTACAGCATCAGCTACAATCGTCACTCCATTTATATATATTGCCATTTTTACTAATATTTATTAACCATTTCTCTGAACCAGGTCTCAAACTCATCAAGCGCTTTTCTCGGATCATGCTCTCTGGATCTCGCTTTGGCTTTTCTTGAGGCTTCCTCGTAGGCCTTTTTGTCATCCAGCTTATTAATCGCGTTAACCCAGCTTTTAATGTCATTCCTATCTTTTATATATATCCCAGCCGATCCGCAGTTCTCCTTCAATCCTTGTGCCTCACTCGAAATCACCGGAATACCACTGCACATTGCCTCTGTTGCCGTCCTTCCCCAGCTCTCGTATTCACTTGGCATTAAGAGTATTCTTGTTTGCCTATAATGCTGCAAAATATCGGGCGAATTAGGCGCTAATTTTAGATTTGGAAGCCTAGCATCCATTTGTGGATCATAGCTCCCTAAAACGCCTAAAAACCGCTTATTTGGCATTGCCTGGGCTATCTTTTCAAATATCTTACCGCCCTTGTTCTCGTTCGTATTAATTAGAGTAATGTATTCGTTCTTCCCTGGGTCTATCTGCAAGTCATAAATACGGTAGTCAACTGGAGGCGTCAGTATAAAATTAGGCCATTTGTATTGCAACTGATTTTTTAGCCATAAAGAGTTATACACAATATGTTGATTGCGTTCCGCATCTATGATTTCGGGGTACGGATGACTATTATGTATTAAATGAAATACTGGCTTTTTGTAAAGTTTAGCTGCAGATATAGTCCATCTCGTATAATCCAAATGTGTAATAATAGCATCGTTCCAACGCATTAAATTATCAACTACGTTAGGATTTGGAGGAAATACATCCACGCCATCGAAAACATAATTATTTGTGATCTTATAATGGTTTGCTTGGTGCAATAAAACTCTTACATTATGTCCTTTGCTTTGCAAATGCTTCAAAATATGATGAAGCATATATTCGGCTCCGCAGTAAAACCTCTTGAGGGTGCATCAATTAAGACACACCCCCAAGAGGCAATTGTGTTTAGGGGGATAAAGATGTATCGATGCAAGTATATTCATATTTCTATATATTTTAATTTAAATAATAGTTTTTTTCTTATTGATGATCTATGGCAATTTAGTTCTGAAGCAATTTCATTTATATTTTTAAATATGCCATATTCGTTATGAAGAAATATTGTTGAATTTGGAGATTGCAATGATTTCAATTGCTTTGGCTTAAATAATCCAGATCTCCATGCGTGTTTTATATTATGACTATTATTTGACCACTCCAAATTTTCCAATCTATTATCATCTTTGATTCCGTTTATATGATTAACTTGAGGCTGATCTTTTATATCACTAAAAGCATTCATTACTAATCTATGAACTTTATGTGATTTGAAATTTTCTTTTGATACAAACAATCTAATTTTTAAATAGCCCTTATTGCATTTATTGGCTTTTAGAATTTTACCATCTATTTTTTTTCTAATTCTACCTTGATTACTTATTTCAAAATAATTTTCATAATTATAACAAGGTTTCCAAATTTCATTTACATTTGTCATATCTTTTTTGTTTTGGTTAACATAAAGATACGAAAGGGGATTGAATATTTCATCCCCTTTTAATAATTTATATAATATCCGTATTCTTTATTACGGATTAGTTCTTTCATCATTGGGTATCTAAATAAAAAAATCTCGTGTGTTAGATCTGGTTGCAAATGCGTTTCATAAATATTCCCATTTACCTCACCTTGCTCCATTGTATATGGAATAGCAACAAGACATTTTTTATCTGATAAATGTATTTTGCTCAAAAGATTATGAGCATCTTCGATTGATAGATGTTCTACAACATCACCAAGTATTATATAATCGTAATTTGTAATATCAAAATTAACTATATTGTCAACATAGATATTATCATAGACAACCTTTAAATCAAACTCCTCAATATATTTTTCGTAAATCTCAACGGCATCAATTTGATTAAAATTGAATCTTAGCATTCTGCCGTATTTACCACTACCTGGCCCAACATCAAGCACTTTATAATCAAACGGAATGTGCTTTATAATATGTTGTACAACCTCTAACTTAAAATAATCGTATGAATAAGGCATAGTATAAAAAAGGGAGGCTTACGGGCCTCCCAGTATTTTACTTGTATGGGAATTAGATTGCTCCGTACAAACAAGCAGTTGGTTGGAAACTCATCAAGTCGCAACGAGCTTCGCAACGGAAAGTGATCAAATTCTTTACGAAATCATCTTGATCAAATTCAGTAGAACGAACTGCAAGACCGCTTTGTTGAGCGATTGCAAACTTAGTTGTATCAAGGACGTAAGCCTTAGATGCAGTTACCAAAGAATGTGGAATTACTGGAATACCCATAATTCTAACATTACCTTGAGCATCGATTGTGATACCACCAGGTACGCTATAAGAACCGCCAGAAGGCAAAGTCTTCATAACGTTAGCCCAACCTTGGAAGGTTGTAAGGATCAAGTTTGGCTGCCAGTTAAGAGCGCCAAGTTGTGCAACGTAATCTACAAATTTCTCTGCAGTGTTTGCACCAGAAGAAGAACCAGAAGTAGCAGCAGAAGCTAGATCGTTAAGATAATAAGTATCTTCTGCTCTTTGGAAATCTTCGATCAAAGATTGCTGTAGATAGCTGTTCAAGAAAGGAAGATCGTCAACCATTTGGCGAGATACCTTTACATAACCAGCGATGAACTGCAATACCTTGTTTACAACTGTTACATCGTAATCAATTTGTGCTTTACCAGAACCTTCAGTTTGCTTACCGAAAGAACCTTCACCTACTGGAATGTTACCTTTAGGGAAAGATACTGAACCAGTAGAAACTGGGATGATGTTGAATACGCTTCTGAGGTGTGGGTTCACGAAAGAACGAAGTGCTGGAGAATTGATGTAAGAAGTGTAAGGATTACCAGTTAGGTTAGTTCCCTCTGTCATAACACCAACAGCTTTAAGATCCAACTCAAAATTGAAACCTTTACCGTTTGTTCTTGCAGCTTCTTTGATAGAAGAATAACCTTTAACGATTGCATCACCGATTGCAGATTTGATTTCGTTGATGTGTTCGTTGTAAGATTGTGCAACTTTCTTCTCTTCATTTGCTGACAACTTACCAAAAGCAGCTTTAGCAGAAAGGATTTCTTCTCTTGCTTCAATCAAGTTCTTGTTGTTCTTAGCAATTTGCTCGTTCATTTCTTCAACCTTGCTCTCGAAGGCTTTAGCGGCTTTCTCAGTAGCCAAGGCAACTTCTGCCTTTTGTTCTGCGAGTTTAGCTTCCAAAGCTGACTCGAATGATTTTAGATCGCTCATTTTTAAAATTTATTTATAATGTTTATTAATGAATCAACACTTACCTCTTCTTCTTTTTGCTGCAAAGGTGTTTCTACAACTGCCTCTGTGCTACTCATAATTTCTACGGCTTGTGCTAATTGTTTTACTTTTAAAATACACAAATCAATTGTTTCGTCAGTCACATCGCTATTGCGGATAAACTTCTCAAACGCTTTGATCTGGTCTTGTAACTTCTCTAAGTTATTATAATTTTTCATTCCTAACATCGGTGTTGCTTCGTTGGCACCCCAAGCAGTTAAGCTAGAACCTTCAAAAAGCATTACTTCATGGATTTGATTACCGTTCTCTGCTTTTTGTTCTCTTAGCGTTCTAAAGCCAATTGAATGCTCGGTGATAAGGCCACTCTCTACCATCTTCACAAAATCCTTGCCAAGTTGATGACTGCCAACTTTTGATCTGTAATATAGACCATAGTCATCTTCTTTAAGGTCTAAAATTTTACCCAAAGGTTGTGATGGATCGTGATTCATTAGATGCTTGATGCGGTTCTTTCCTTCTGGTCCCCAGTCTTGGATTGAACGCTTAAATGAACCTGGCATCATAATATCGCCATCGCTATCTACGTTTCCAAAAGCAGAGAAATAACCAATGACTTCGCCAGCTTTTGTGTCAACATCTTTAACCTCTAAGTCAAAGGATTTGTAATTGTATATCATTCCACCTTGTTTTTTATCTATTTGATTTAATTTTCTTATTGCCCACTCTATACCAGCTGTACCTCCCCATAAATCGTAGGCAACGCCTCCACAACCTTCATCATATGGGACATCTGCGTGCTGCTGATGTCTTTTAAATGAGGCCATACGAGCTATTGTGTCCCTACTAATTCTTTCACGATTAGCAAGTTGTCTTGCTCTTGCCCAACCTACTTCAGTTCCGCATTTAAAGTCATTTTCTTCACTCCATTTCAATGCTCTTTTCGCATTGTTTGTAGCAGCTTCTGGATAATCATTGTATGTTTCCTCTTTCAACTCAATCGACTTCCCCTCTTCTACAAGCCTACCAGTTGCCTCTGTATTTGCTCTGATAGCATTTATCTCATCTGGGTTGTTGTCATAATGAGTGCCAATGCCGAGTCGCTTAATAGTTTCCCATTTTAGTTTACCATTTGTGAAATAAACTCTTGAATGTGGAATGCCCACTTTATCTGCAACCTTATAAACCTCTGCGCCATCGCCAATTTGTCTACGAGTGACAATATAAACAGTCTTGCCATCCTCAATTAGCATCATAGCCTTCTCTTGCCATTTTGCTTTACTGATTGTGCCATCAAAGTCAAAGCTAACCTTATTCATGTCGGCAGCTTTTTTACCTTCTTGTGCAAGATAGGCTTGGTATGCACGAAGAGCATTCTCTCTTGTTGTATACATACAAGGACCGTCTCCTATCCTATATTTTCCATCACCGCAGCTGTAGATCGGCATAGTTTATCTTTTCATTATTAGTCTTCCATTCGCATCGCGCTTAGGCACAAAGCCAATTGCGCATCGACAGTTAATAGTAAATCCAGCTGGTGCTGTAGGGTCTCCAGGCGCAACTGCTAGCACAGTGTCACCTTTCTTACCAGTAGAAGTAAATGGTTGGTCATACGCTACTTGCTGGCCATCCATGTGTAAGTGATCATACGTATTTCTAGGTATCCTTCTTGTCCTGCTATCTCTCGCCGCAATCCAAACTTTATCTACCTCAAAGTTATGGGATTTTGCGCCTTGTAGCGCAGCATAATTTGATGCACGCATCACCTCGGTCCTTGCTATCCTTTTTGCTCTCATCGCACTGTATCCTAACTCATCATCACTTGTTATAATTCTTACCATCTCGTCAATGCCTAATCCCTCTTGCACACCTTGCGTAATAATATCCGTCAACTTCTTTTTAGAAGTCTGCGTCATGTCAGCAATCAACTGAAAACCATAGAGGGCTAAAAATTGCACTATCTGGCTTATAAAGTCAGTATTGAGTCCAAATGGATCTGCCGCTTTGCGAGATTGGTTACGAACTGCTCTATAAGAGGCATTGCCAAATATGACGGCAGTCTCTCTATAAAGTTCGTTCATTATCTTCATTAGCTCATCGCTCCATGCATAGCTACCCATCATAGATAGCGTTGCACTTGGTCCCATGAGTTGCAAGTCTCTAGCCACTTTGCGCATCTCTTTACTGATCGCCTTTTGAAACAAAGAACTATATTTTGTATCAAGACCTCTACGAAGTCTCTCAAACTTGGTCCAATAGGTTTCTCTTTGACTCGCGTTCATCAACACATCTTTGTTTATAGGCTGTCCTCAACTGCTGCATCATACGCATCTCTACTGCGCATTGTCGCTCGCTCTTCTGCTTGGGATATTTCTTCATCGTTTGTTGATGAATCTCCTCGTCTGTTGTTTGCAACGTTATCCATGATAGATCCCATGTCATCTTCTGAGTCTGTTAAATCCGGTGAAATAGAAAGGTCCATTACCGCTTGCTCAATTGGAATGAGACCTTGATTGATGTATGCATATCCAAATGCACCCTCACGCTCTTCGTAGTTCATCGCCACACGCTTCTCGTCAAATGTCAACCAGTTGGCATCTCTGAGTGAGCGTACCATTCTCTCCATGTCTTGCTGCATCTCTGGTAGCGCAGTTATATCGAAGTCGATAAATGCGTTCTCACCGTATCTTGGTACAAGGAATTTATTTAGCTCATCACGAAGTTGGCAACACATCGGAATGATAGTGTTTGTGATAAGGTCACGCATTGCGTTTTGGTAGTTGTTGTAACTCGATGTGTCAACATCGAATAGCACAGCTGGAAGACCAAACACTCGGCACCACTGATGCATGGATAGTCTCATCGTATTGACAAGCTCCATGTCGACACTTGACATACCGAAGTTTAAATAGTCCCAAGGAGTTTGCAGCACTGCCACCTTACCTTTATTGTCAACATAGTTGATGTTCTCGTTTACTGCACGCCTAATGTCATTTGCCTGCTCAATTGTGAAGCTCGGCACCATATTACCCAACGGTCTTGGAGTAATGGCTCCCTTTGCACCGCCATTGCCAGTCATCATCGCTGAGGCATCGGCTGCATTGTTAGACATCAAAAGTGTTTTGTATGCTGCACGAAGTGGTGAAATACCACGAAGGTGCGCACGAGTAGTTGCATCGAACTCTGGAGTCCAACTGCACCAATGCATCACTTGTTCTTTTGGAAGGTCTACACCACCACCTATCTGTAACTTGTATGCCAATATATTGTATACATCGTTTGGATCGGGGTAGATGTCCAAAAATTGCGTAGGGAGTATGTTGAGTTCGCTGAATGTTCCTCCCA